ATGTCGTAAAAGACAGATTATCCACAAATACGGAATTTTGTAAAGAAGTGCGCGATGTTGAACAACTTTTATTAAATTACTATTATACTGAAATAGGCAGTAATGATAATTTTAGGAATTTAAAATATGATATCATTCAACAAATAATAAAAGCACCTGATATATTATCACTAAACATTTTACTAACATTTTATAAAGACAAAACAGAAATGAAAGATTTAAAAAACCAGTTTGAAATTGACCTAAACAATAGCAGTTCAGATGATAGATTTGATAAAAGTTATTTAATCGGTGGCCATATGCGTAACGTAACGCATTTTGGACGCTATGGGACGGCTCTAAGAGAATTTGACATTAACACGTTCAATAAGTTATTCGCCGACCGTTTAACAGCTTTATTACAAGTTAGTGATATGGATGTAATTGTTGAAAATATAGCAATATGAAAGAATATGAATTTACCGATTCAATGGGTTTCATAGTAAGAATAGAAGCTGAATCACAGGAAAAAGCTAACGAAAAATTTGATAAATATTTTAATGTTAAAAAAGTTGTTAATTCGGAATAAATTTATATATTTGAACTATTAATCATTTGGTGGAATGATTTAAAATAAAAAATTAGTTTAATCCTTTTGGGAGTAGTTGCCACCACAACGAAACCAAAGGGATTTTTTTATACATTAAATTATGGAATATAAAGAATTTTTAAAAACTAAAGAGAAGCAATTTATTTCTAGTGGGTTTGAAATAAATGAAGAAACTTTAAATAATAATTTATTTGATTTTCAAAAGTACATTGTTAAAATTGCACTTGCAAAAGGCAGATTTGCAATATTCGCAGATTGCGGACTGGGAAAAACTTTAATGCAATTGGAATGGGCAAACCAAGTTTATAAAAAAACTGGTAAAAAAGTATTGATACTTGCACCGTTGGCTGTTGTTGCGCAAACAATTGAGGAAGCAGAAAAATTTAATATTGATGCAAGTTGTTTTGATATTACAAATTTCGATCAATTGAAAAATACAGATACTTCAATTTATAGCGGTATTGTTTTAGATGAAAGCAGTATTTTAAAAGGTAGGGATGGCAAGTTGTCAAGTCTTATTATTGATACGTTTAAATATACGCCTTATAAGTTAGCTTGCACAGCTACACCAAGCCCAAATGACCATATGGAGTTAGGACAACACTCTGAGTTTTTAGGGGCGATGAGTTATTTAGAAATGTTGGCAATGTATTTTGTACACGATGCAGGGGAAACTCAAAAATGGAGATTAAGAAAACACGCTATTGATGATTTTTGGAAATACATTTGTACATTTTCAATTTCAATGGATAATCCAGAAACATTAGGATTCAATGGATGTGATTATAATTTGCCAGAAATTGAATATATCGAGCATATTATAAAAGTTGAAAATAATAGCGAAAATCTATTCGGGGATGTTGCTGTTAGTGCAACGGATTTACATAAAGATTTAAGAAGATCATTTGATAAAAGAATTGAAAAAACAAAAGAAATTATAAATGATTCAAATGAACAATGGATTATTTGGACGTTAAAAAATGATGAAGCGGCATTATTAGCAAAGCAAATAGATGACAGCGTAAATGTACAAGGGTCAGATTCACCAGAATATAAGGCCAAACATTTAAACGGATTTGCACATAAAAATTTCAATAATTTAATCACTAAAACAAGTATTGCCAGTTTTGGAATGAACTATCAACAATGTAGTAATATGATTTTTACTTCTTATGATTTTAAATTTGAAGCGTTTTATCAAGCCGTTAGAAGGTGTTATAGGTTTGGGCAAAAGAATAAAGTAAAAGTACATTTATTAGTTCCTGAAAGTCAGATTAATGTAAGAAATACAATTTTAGAAAAGGAAAAAAAACACTTTGAAATGATTAAAGAAATGAGTAAATATTCAGCAAATACAGATTATAAAGTAAATAAAACTAAAGTAATTGTGAAACATAAAGAAGTTAAAACAGACGATTACCACGTAATCAATGGCGATTGCGTAAAAGAAACAAAAAGACTTGCAGATAATTGCGCAGATTTAGTGATATTTTCGCCTCCATTTGCGGAGTTGTATGTATATTCAGATAAACCTGAGGATATGGGGAATGTATCAAATTACAATGAATTTGAGAAGCATTTTAAATATTTAGTGCCTGAGTTAAAAAGAACATTAAAGCCTGGTAGGATTTGCGCTATTCATTGTATGGACTTGCCAATCCAAAAAGGTAAAGAGGGTTATATTGGTTTAAGAGATTTTAGCGGTATGCTTATAAAATGGTTTCAAAAAGAAGGTTTTATTTACCATTCAAAAGTTACCATTTGGAAAAATCCTGTAACTGAAATGCAACGCACAAAAGCATTAGGATTGCTTCATAAAACTATAAAAAAAGACAGTATAATGTCAAGAGTTGGTATTCCTGATTATGTATTGTTTTTCAGAAATGAAGGCGATAATGAAGTCCCAGTTACGCATCAGGATAAGGATTCAAGTAGATTTGATTATTTGCCGGTAGATTTATGGCAAAAATACGCTAGCCCTGTATGGATGGATGTAGATTATGGTAGAACTTTACAATATCGAAGTGGGCGCGATGGTAACGATGAGAAGCATATATGCCCTTTGCAGTTAGATACAATCGACCGTATTATACATTTATACAGTAATGAGGGTGAAACTATTTTAAGCCCATTTGGAGGCATAGGAAGCGAGGGGTTCGCTGCATTAAAAAAGAATAGAAAATCAATAAGCATTGAATTAAAAGAGTCTTATTTTGCCATAAATGCAAAAAATCATAAAGAATGTATGGCAGAAAAAAACAGTACATTAACTTTATTTTAAGGTGGGAGCAGTCCATTACCAAAACTGCAAATTAAAATATCAGTGGAATGATATAAAACCCCGCCTTAATTGGTAGGGTTTTTAAATAAAAATTTTGATTATTAAAATATATTTATTACTTTTGGTTTCATAATGTGTCGCATACATTAATCTAAAACTTTTTAACCTATTAGGGGATTCGATGCGACCGATGAACCTAATAGGTTTTTTTTATTTATTATTATGGCAAAAGAACTTCCTTACTTCAAATTTGAACCAGCTGAATATTTGACAAAAAATATATCTTTTTGTTCATTAAGCGCACAAGGTTTATTTATAAATATTTGCTCTTATTATTGGCAACGAAATTGCACATTGACAAAAGAACAAATATTAAGGCGTTTGAATTATGAAACTGAACTTTATGAATTGATAAATGAAGGTATTATTGATATTGATGATGATGATAATTTGTATATAAAATTTTTAGATAATCAAAAAGTTGAAGTCTCAAAAACAAGCGCAATAAATAGTAAAAACGGTTCACTTGGTGGGAGACCAAAAAAGCCAAATAAAAGCGAAACAAAACCGACCGCTTTAATTCCGTTAAGCGAAACAAAAGGCATGAGAGAAGATAAGATAAGAAAAGAGGAAATAATACAAGATAATATAATAGAAAATAATTTAAAAGAAGATTTTTTTAATTTTTCAGATGAATTATTTAACGACCCACAATGGAATGAAACCATTTGCAGAAAAAACAAAATTGATTCTAATAAACTTTTAAACTATTTAGATAAATTTGATTTTAAATTAAAAAGCGAATTAGACATAAAAACAAATAAAAAAGATTACGCTGGGCATTTTTCGAGATGGGTTACGGTTGAAATTGAAAAAGAAAGTAATAAAACAGTAAAAGGAAATTTAACAGCAGTTGAAAAATTGCAAAAAGCTTTAAGAAATGAATAAATTAGTCAATTATAAAAAGCCAGAATTAGTCGTTTTAAATGAGTTAAAAAAAATAATGGACTATGAACCTGAAGAAAAATTAACAAAGTCGGCAAGTGTTGTTAAAACGCTTATTCTTAATTTAGGAGTTGGTAATAATTCAGATGAAAACCAACATATTCAAGCAATAAAATATATTAATGAAAATTGTAAAGATTATAGTTTTGAAGAAATTATAAAAGCGTTTCAATTAGCTATTGAAGGAAAATTAAATATTCAATTATTCCAACAATTAAACTCTTTGGTAATAGGTAATGTATTACGTGAATTTGAAGTTTATAAAAGAAGAAATTTACAAGATTATAATAGGAAAAATGCAGAAATAAAAAAGGTAAATGAATCTAATTTTGATATTTATAAACACTCATTGTACTTATTTAATAAATTCAAAAAGGAAAATCGTATAGATAAAGATGAAATTTTTGAATGCGTTTATGAATATTTATATAATAAAAAATTATTACCGAAACATACTCCAGAATTTAAAGCTGAATTTGAAAGGAAAGGTATTGCGGTTGCTTTATTTGAAGTTAAAAAAGACCCAATTGGTGACAGGATTGAATTTCAAAAAGTGGTTAATGATATAAAAAGAAATCCTAATAACAGCGATACTGTAAGAATAATAAAAAGATTAATAATTGATAAATATTTTAGAAATTTATTAGAATTAAATGCTGAATTAGAAGATGAACTTACAATAGAATAAAATAAACTTGTACAATAAAATAATTAGTTGTACATTTGATAAAATAAAAAAATATATAATTATGACACTAATTGAATATCAAATCAGATTATGGCAAGTAAGAGAAACAATCGAAAAAAAAGGAATCGCCAAACCTATTAAATTAATGAAAGAGCAAAAGATGCTAAGTTCAAAAAAAGATTATAATAATTTTTTATGCGGTAGGATTCGCAATGAAGAGTTTTTGTTGAAACTGGAAAAATTTAGTCAAAGTTTGTAATTCAGCCCAATATAAACAGTAACGGTGACAATAAACAAAGTGCGAATTAATAAAACTAAAAATTAAATTATGACACCAAGAGAAAAAGCAAATGACATTTATAACAAAATGGAAATTGATGTAAATGACTATGATAGTAATTACCCTACATATTCACATAAACAAGCTAAAGAATGTTCTTTGATTTGCGTAAGTGAGATACTTAAAACTATTGAACTTGAAAATAATACAAGAAGTGAACGGGCGAGCAGAATGTATTGGATAAACGTAGCAGAAGAAATACGGAACTTTTAATTAATTATATGCCGCAGTTGCTATTAGTAGGCGGACAAATACAAAAAAAACTTTGAAAAATGAAAAATAGAAATTTAGAAAGCATTGACGATTGGGCAACACCACGTTACTTTTATGATGAATTACACCGAGAATTTAATTTTGACTTTGATCCTTGCCCGTACCAAAACAATATTGATAAGTTTAATGGACTTGAAGTTGAATGGGGCAAGCGAAATTTTATTAACCCGCCTTATAGCAGAAAACTTAATTAATAAACTAAATTATGAAAACAGAAAACAATTTGGATAATACTTGGATTGAATCAAGTTATGATAACTTACCTAACAAACATTGCAGAGTTTATGTATGCGTTGACGGGATTCCTCAAAAAAGAAGTAGAGAATTTTGGATAAATGGAGATTCAAAAAACATAAGATGCGGTAGAAATACAGGTGAAATAACACATTTTAAAATAAAGGCGTAGGTGTTTAAATTAGATTAACTTGTACGTTACTTCTACGGAACTTATGCGGTGTAGATGGCTTTTTTGTTTTAACACGAATTGTGCTTAAAAACCACTTCTCCGCCTGCAATTACTGCTAACTGAATAGAGTAAGATTTGAATTTTAACCTAAATAAATACAAAAATGGACATTGATAATATTAAAGAGTTGGCAATAAAAAAAGCTGACGAGCAAGAAAAAAGAAATACACCAGAGTGGAATGGCTTATACTATGGCTTCATTTTTGGTTACCAAGCGTGTGAAAAAAATTTAAATTTTACGCATAGTTCTTTGCCGTTAAAGGACAAGTATGCTGAATTATCGGAGTTAGCGAGTAACCTAATAAAAGAGATTCAAGAAAAACACACACTTATGTATATGCCTAAAGACGAAAAATTATATATGGCACTTCATAAATTAAAACAAGCGATTAAAGTCGACCTTTAATGACATAGAGCTAATTTGTGCAAGGTTTGTGCCTCACTAAAAAGTAATAAGGAAAGATAAAGTAATTTTAATTTTAAAAGCGGTGGCTATTTGCGAAGCAATGTACACGAAAACATTATGAGTACTACAATATTATTTAAAAAGCATTTTGGGAACAGCGTGGCTGTAGATTTGAAACACCCTAACGTTGAGAACTTCTTTGAAGAATTAAACCAAGAGTGTATCGATGAAGATTTAAAAAAAACTAACACAATTAAAATAACTAAATAATGAAAAAAATTGACCGAAATAAGTTGAAAATTATTAACCTTTTAAATGAAAATATTGATTTAAAGTACAATGAAAATTTAAAATCATTTAGAAAATTTATTTACGAGGTTAGGAATATTGGTACTAAAAATGAACCAAAAGAAGTTACATTGAAAATTGGATGTTGGTTTGAGTGGTTTAAAGATGAAGATAAACCTTTAGAAAAAGGAATTAGAATTGAAAGAAAGTGTATTGTAGCTGTTAATGGGAAAAAATCTGATGGATATAAGCTACTTGAATATTACTCTATTAATGATATTTAATAATTATGGAAACAAGCAAAGAAATAATCGAACAAGCAAAAAAAAGATTTAAAGAGTTAAAACATAAAAAATATGATGAACCCAGTTTTTTTGCTGGATTTTTAGAGGCGAAGGCGATAAATATGAAAAAAGATTTTGTAAAATCAATTCCTATTTATCATATAGAAGAACAACATATTAATAGGTGGTATGAGGGTTTGCAAATAGGACAAAGTATAGGAGAAATTAGGAAAGATATGGAAAGAAATGTTTGTAAACACATTTTTGGTGAAGAATTTACACAGCTTGGAGGAGAAAACACTTTAATAACCTGTGATAAGTGTGGGGAAACAAGAGTATGTGATTAGGCGGTGTAGATGGCTAAAATTAAAATTATGAATGAATTAATATTTATCCGTTGGAAAGGAAATTAAACCTAAACTATGCGCAGTGTTGCTGTTTGTTTTGGAGGAATATTACTTAGACAACAAGTAATAGAAAAAAGAAGGGGTTTAAAAACAGATAGCGTAAAGAATTAAAATCGCCCAATATAAACTGCAACTTTAAAGGATAACCAAAGAAACGGATTAATTAATACTAAATATTATAAATTATGACATTTGAATTTGAAGAATTAACACAAGAGCTCGATAGCCGAATAAAAAGACTTCACGAACTTAGTAAAAAGGAAAAAAGCAAAGTTTTAAAAAATAGATTTGAAGATGGGATAACGACCTTAGTTATTTTTAAAATGTGGCTTTGCTTAAAAAAAGAGACAAGCCAAAAAGCTGAAATTTAGTTTTTTTGGTTATGCCGTAGTTGGTAAATGTTTGGGGCAAGTACAAAATAGTTTTCAGTTGTTTCCAAAAAGGAAATAGGTTAAAAGACCTTTGAAGCGTTAAAATCAGCCCATATATTTTACAACGTACTTTGATAACATTAGAAAAAAATAACTTAAAACAAATTACAAATGGAAAACGAATTAATTTACAAAATTTTTAAAACGAATAAGCAAATAATTAAAGACACGTACATTGATAATTATACTTCAATAGTTACACAACCCGTATTTGATTATGTAATTGAGTTTACAAATTTAGAAATGGCGATTTGGTGGAGAAAAGAAAACCAAAATTTTGAAAATGAATATACAATTGTTCCGTGCTATTGATATATTTTTTTATTGTTATTGAGTGTTGGCATTTTTTAAAGGGCGTAACCTTAAAATACAAAAAGAGATTAAGGCTTTAACCTTAAAAAAGGTTTCATAAATACAAACATCGGCTTTAATTAATGCCAACTTACAAGGCTATGATTAGAAAAAAAATAAAAGCGTTGGCAAATGGCTTCGCCAAACAAAACTTAATTAAAACATAAATTTTAAATTATTATGAAAAAAGTATATCAAAAAAACGTAAGTAACATAAATGGAGATTGTATGAGAGCCGCCGTAGCTTCTTTATTTAATGAAGATATTGAAAATGTTCCTAATTTTATTGAGTGCGGTACAGAATGGTGGGATGTCTTTGAAAAGTACTTTGAAAGTAAAGGGTACACAGAGGTAATATATTTATACAACCCTATAATGTGGCCGCGTACCGTAGCAGAGCATTCATTAGAAAGACTTTCAGAATTTAAAGGAGTTGAAGGTTTTTTCTACGCTACTGTTTGTAGCCCAAAGTATAACCAAAATGGAGATTTGAGTGGTATTACACACGCCGTTTTGGTTGATAAGAACTTTAATATAGTTCACGACCCAAACCCAGAATATAAAGATATAGTTAGAACATATCCTTTACACGACAGGTATAATGGTATAAGGCAAATAGAAGTTTTTGAAAAACTAAGATAAGTCACTTTTTTAGCACGTGTAGATGGCTTATTTTATTTTTTAATTATAGCCAGTGTTGTAAACTGTACGGATTTGAAAAATTAATTATGAAACGAAAAACAAATATGATTATAGTAACAATTATTATTGGATGGTGTGTATTTCTATCAGATTGGAAAATTACATACAAAAATAGAAAAGCGATTAACGAAATTGAATACAACGGACTTCTGTGGGTTATTTTAGACTATTATTCTATAAATAGATATAGAAGTAGCGACAAACCTATTAAATGGATAAAATACACAAAAAACAAAGTATAGTTTACAACTAATTTGTGCATGATGCGACAAAAAATAAAAGCGTGGGCGTTTGCGTAGCAAGGTAGAATTAAAGTTTTTAAAAATAAATGAAATAAATAGTTTGTATGTAAAAAGTATTTACTATATTTGTGTATGTTTAACAATTAAAACTTAATAAAATGAAAAAAGTAAGATTATACACAAGACTTTCAGACGGCATTTATACAATTATGAATGAATCTACAGATGAAATTTATGCAGAGGCTTATAATAATGTTTTTGCTGAAATTATGAGAGAATCTTTGGAAAAATATTTAAATCAATTCTAATGGCAAATACAAAAAAAGTAACGATAAGCCTTACTCCCGAACAACAGGATAAGGCTCGTTCTTTGTCTAAAGAATTATTTGGCAAAGAAAATATCTCTGGTTATATTGGGTATTTAATTGAAATTGAGATTAAAAAATCAAGGGCGTAGATGGCTTATTTTTTTTTGCATTATGCGCGGAGTTATGCGATTTTTTGGAGGAGCAAAACGAAAGTTTAAAATAATGAGAAAACATAGGCTAAAAAAGATTTTCATAAATACAAACATCTGCCAAAATTACGCATAACTAATTTGTGCAATGACAAGCGTTGACTAAGCTAATCCGATTGTAAAATGAAGTACAAAACATAAATTTTATTTGAGCGTTGGCTAATTGCGATAGCAAAACATAGGATTATGAAAATAAATACAAAATAATTTAAAATAATTGTATTTTTATTTGGTAGTTACAATAATAGTGATTATATTTGTATAAGAAATAACACTAAAAGCAAACAAAATGACAACTCAAAACACAAAAAAAGCACCAACCTTAGCAGAAATGATGATGGCTTTCAATTCTAATCTAACTGAAACAACTGCAAACGAAAAATTAACTGCTAACAAATTAAAATTCATAATCACAGACGTAACGCCAGAAGGTTATGGAAACTAAAAAAAATACAATAACCCAATACTTCTCAAAATGGAGAGGTATTTGGGTTACACCCGAACAGGAATTTACAAAAGGACAAATTTTAGAAATGTTAAAATATAAATATTTATTAAGATGAAAATAGATGAAAGAATTGAAATGATTATTGAACTTGCAAAAAAGACTTTGCAATATCCAAAAGGAACTGATGGCTTTGATGCTTCTGATAAAATAAGACTTGCGCAGGCTGTTAAAAGTTATGAGAAAGAAAGTGTAAATATTATTGATAATTGGCTTTTTAAAAACGGTATTAAAAAAACAAAGAAAGAAGTAAAATTAAGAACGGATTTAATAGAATTTTTAGAAGCAAATAATTATTTTTTAAATTCTCTTGAAACAAAAGAAAATGCAATAAACGTTGTTGACACTTACGTTAAGTATTATAAATAATGAAACCGACACCAAAAGAAAAAGCCGAAGAATTATTTAATAAATTCCTTCCAGACTCACGAGGCTGGGAAAGTAAAAAATTAAGAATTTTTCACGCAAAAGTAAACGCTTTAATTTGTGTTGATGAAATCTTAGCAATAGATAATTACAGACCTTATCAAATTGCAGGAATAGAACTTACATATTGGAAAGAAGTTAAACAAGAAATAGAAAAATTATGAGTTTTTGGTATTTAAATAAACACAACAAAGAGGCTTTAATATTTGGAAGTATTACAAGCCTTTGCCGTTATACAGGAATGAAACCCGACAACTTTTATACTCACTTTGGCAGACTTGGAAATACGGAATTTGAGAATGAAAATGTACGCATAGTAAAGACTGAAATTAAAAGAGGGGGAAAATAAAATTTAAGATTGGTTTCTCTAACATTCTTTGAAATACGATTTTAAACGTTTGTTATGCGCGGAGTTATGCGAAGTACGGGAAATAGAAAGAAAATGTTTCTGATTGGAGTACATTCAGCCCGTATTACGCATAACTAATAATATCAAAACAAAACCCAAACTAAAATGAACTCAATTACAATTAATTACCGTTTAATTAAGCAATTTAAAACGCATAATCACATACGATTATCCGATTGCGGTAAGTATTTTAATATCAAAAGTTCAAAAGAGATTAAATTAAAAGTTTGTGGTAGCTCTATTGGTATTTGGTTAGACTCAAAAACATTCTTAATTAAATCTAAAATAAAAGATAATTTGGAAACCATACCAAAATATAAAACGTATAAAAATGATTTTCTAACAAATTTTTTGTAATTTTGGTTATTATGAATGAAACTAAATAATATGGCAAGGCCAAGACTATACAATACGAATGATGAACTTCAAAAGAAAATAGATGACTATTTTAATAACGGGGTTAAAAAACGTACTGTAATAATTGGCAAAGCACCTAACCAACAAAAAGTAGAAATTCCAGTGCCTACAATAACAGGATTAGCAATTTATTTAGGTTTTGAAAGCAGACAATCATTTTATGACTATGAAAAAGAAGAAGGATTTTCTTACACTATAAAAAGAGCGAGGTTATTTATTGAATGTGAGTATGAAGAGCAGTTACAAGTTGGTAATACCGTAGGGGCTATTTTTGCATTAAAAAATATGGGTTGGATAGATAAATCAACAATTGACAATATTAATTTTGATGTATCTGAAATAGATTATTCCAAACTATCAAATGAAGCATTAAAGGAAATTGCAGATGCAAGACTTAAACCCGAATAAAGCTGCTGCCGAATTATGCAAACGTAACTTTTATTATTTTGTGCAGGAATTTTGGGAAATTATTATACCTGAAGACCCTATTTGGAATTGGCACATCGAATACCTTTGCAATGAATTACAAGTAATTGTTGAAACGGTTGCAAAAAGAGAATCCAAACTTTACGACTTAATTATAAATATACCTCCAGGAACTTCAAAAAGCACTATTGTCACAATTATGTTACCCGTTTGGGCGTGGGTTATAGACCCAACAATTAGAACATTGTCAGCTTCTTATTCAGGTTCATTATCAATGGATCACGCTACAAAATCGAGAGATATTATAAGAAGCGATAAATTCCTTAGATACTTTCCTAATTTAGAAATAAAAAAAGACCAAGACAATAAAACGCACTACAAAAATAATCAGGGGGGTGAACGTTATGCTACATCGGTAACGGGAACGGTAACAGGCTTTCACGCACATTTAATCGTAGTCGATGACCCTTTAAACCCAAAAGAGGCAAGTAGCGAAGTTGAGCGCACAAACGCCAATAACTTTATGGATATGACGTTATCAACTCGTAAGGTATCCAAAAGCGTAACGCCAACAATATTAGTGATGCAACGTTTGCACCAAAAAGATTGCACTGGTAATTGGTTAGAAAAGGAAGGTAAAATGATACGGCATATTTGTTTGCCAGGTGAATTATCCAATGATATTAAACCGATTGAATTAAAAGAAAAATATGTAAACGGATTACTTGACCCAATAAGATTATCAGAAACTGATTTAAAGAACCTTAAAATAGATTTAGGCAGTTATGGGTATGCGGGTCAAATAATGCAAACACCTTCACCTTTAGATGGTGGTATATGGCAAAAATGGCTTAAACCTATACATAAGTCCTTAATGCCAAAAGAATTATTACAGTTAGGTAGTGATTGGGACTTAGCCTATACGGAAAAGGAAACAAACAGCGCATCCGCATACGTTACTGCGGGTAAGTTTGGAAATGATATGTATATCGTAGATTTAGGCTTTAGTTGGTTAGAATTTCCTAATTTAATGAGTTATATGAAATTGCGCCAGCATCCGCATTATATCGAGGGAAAAGCCTCTGGAAAGTCGGCAAAACAAGTATTGACAAACAATGGTATTCCGGCTATTGAAGTGCAAGTAAATGGCGGTGATAAAGTTGCAAGGGCAACAATGGCAAGTCCTTATGCTGAAAGCGGTTTAATATACATTGATGAGGCGTTAATTGATAAATTGTATTTTGACAGTAAGCAGGGTATTTTGATGTTCCCTAATAATGAACACGACGATTTACAGGATGCGTTTGTGCAATCAATTAACAGGTTATTAGCGCGAAAAAGTTTTTTTGTTGTATAACGTATTTTTATTGTAATTTTACGTTAATTTTATTCTTTAAAATATGGGTATGTTCGATTTCTTTAAAAAACAGCTTCAAAGTAAGTATTCTTTGAATTGGGTTATATCTCAGAATAGT